CATCATCACTTAATTCATATTCATCGGCTTTTTTAATAACTTCTTTAACATTTTTTGTCCTATCACTTTTACCTTTTCTATTACTTTTTTTAACAACTATTTTAGGCAAGTCATTTTTTAATTTAAAATAATAATCAAAAAAAGTATCCTGATTACTCATCGTAGTCATTTTATAAAATACATTTTTATTATAAGCAAGAGTGCTGGATACTTCATAATCATAATCAAGATTTTCCTTACCTATAGCGTGTCGTTTTTTATCTTTGTAATAATAAAATCTCGTCCATTCCTTATCTTTTTGATGTTTATGATTATATTTGGCGACGACTTCTTTGGGACAAAATACTTTGAAGTCAGTTAATACCTGATTTTCATAGTCATTCATTTTAATATATGGAGAGAAATTAATAAAATAATAATCGCAATTATATATAAATGGCGACAAATGATTTAACAATATTACCAGTTGTGCCTGAAGAGCAAGAAATAAATCCAAATCAAAGGGAATTACACCCCAATATTCCTGATGTATATAAGGGACAATTAATAGCATTAGTAGGAGGAGTAAGAATGGGTAAGGGAACACTATGGAATAATTTTTTACACAATCCTAATTTTTATGGAAGTAAAGACGATGAAGATTTTTTCTCATCGGTCTCTATAATATCCCCGACGGTGTGGAATGACTCAACTTCAAGGTTTAGTGCTAAGAAATGGAAAGATACTTGTTATGATAGGTATGATGATAAAATTATTACAGATTTAATCCAAAATCAAAAACAAAAAAAAGAGGCGGATGACGATACTTCTTATGCTTTAATAGTAGATGATTGTTATGGAGAATTTAATAGACACGGCAGGAATGGTGGTGCGGTATTAAGATTATGTTCTCGGTTTAGACATTATGTAAAGAAACCTGCGGCTTGTTTATATTTATATTCAACACAGAAATATTTGGATTTAGTTCCAATTATTCGGGCGAATGCTACAGGTTTTTTAGTGAGTGGAATGATTAAAAATCGTAAAGAATTAGATGCTTTAAAATATGATTTGGATGATAGTTTTGGAGGACAATTTGAGAGTATAATGGCTCACGCACAGGGTAAGATGTATAGTTGGGTATATTTTCGTTTAGACAGCACTCCACCAGAAGCATATTTAGATTTCCATACGAAAATCTATTAGACAATTAGACAATTAGACAATTAGACATATATTTTTTTATATTATATTAATATAAATGAGTATTACCGGTTTTGATGACGCTATTAGAGATAATGTAAAAAGTTACTCAAACAATTTAGAAGCCCTGAGGGCTACTAATGTTATGGCGAGAAATAATGCTTTGGCTGGCTTACAAAGTGAAGTAGAGAAGTATGGTGAAATGGCTAAGTTAGGTTTAGAAATACCAGTAGCAGTAGAAGGATTAAAGCAAGTTGGAGGAAGAGCAAAGGATTTAGTCAATTTTGTAAGAGGAGCACCAGCAAGATTGGAAGAGGCAAAGGCAGGTATAAAAGGAGCAGTAGATACAGCACTAAGTAGGGGAAGAGAAGCAGTAGATACGGCAAAAGAAGCAGTAAATACAGCAAGAGGTTCAGTTGGAGGTGCGGCAGGTGATATTAGAGATACTTTATCTCAAAGATTAGACAATTTAAGAACCACTTCCGCATATGGAGGCAGGTCTATTCAACCCGGAGAGCAGATGGGAAGTATGAGGGATTTAGCAGAGACAAAAATGGGTGAAAGTAAAATTGAATTTAATCCTACGGCAAGAATTAGAGAGAATGCTATGAGAAGCACCACACGACCAGGTATAGAAATGACGGAAACAGATGATATGAATTATTTTGATACACAACACGGGGCGGGAGGTGATTTTAGTTATGGAGGGCAAGTATCCTCTGGAGAAACGAAGACATCAGGAAGGGTAAGAGCAGAAAGCGATTTCACGGGTTTTGAACCAGATGAAGATGAATATGGATTTCCCAAAGCAACCCAAGCAGTAGGCGAGGGAGAACCATCATTATTTTCACACGAAGAACCACGATTTTCTACACAAAGAGGATTAGATGCTGGATTTGAAAATGATAGAATGGGATTAGGAAATATGGGAAGACCCGGTAGAGGAGCACCATTAAGAAGTCAAAGTTCTCAGGGATATAATGAATTATCAACAGAACCCAGAGCACCAACAAGAGGAGCAGGAGAAGGTGATTATCAAGATATAGGAGAAAATAGAGGAGCAGGAACTACATATTCCCCGCCGGGAGAAACAAAAAGTATGGATAGTGCCTTATCAAATTCAGCAGACCAAACGGCAGGAGCAGAAGCGTCATCGGCGAGCAATATTGGTGATGATGCTGGGAAAATTGCGGGAGATGTTGTAGATAGTGCCGCCGCATCAACAGGCGGAGAAGTAGCGGGAGGACTTGAAGAAGGATTAGGAGCAGGGCTTTTAGCATCAGGAATATTTGCCCCATTAGGAGCATTATTGGAAGGTATTGGAGCAGTCACAGAAGTAGGTAGTGTAGGAGCAGGTGTGTATGGAGCAGTCCAGAGTTTTAGCGAACAAGGACAAGAAGAAGCACTAAGAAATACTCCACTTCCTACAGTTCGTCAGCCTACATTAGATTTAGGAGGAAGAGTCGCCGCACCTGTGCTTGCCTAAATGTCTAAATGTCTAACAAAAATATTTATTTAAAAATTAAAGTAAATATTTTTTTATATTAACATATTATAAATGTCTGTTCCAACTTTAAGCAAAAGCATTCTCACGGATAGAAATTCGGTTTATACCGAACAAGATATTATTGAAATATTTGTAAGTCCGGAAGAAGTTCCCCTATTAAATGCTTCACAAGGGTCATATCTTAAATTTCTTTTAAAAGTAAAAGCCGACACAGCCGATACAAATTGTCTCGCACAACCAGACCCTATGGCGGGTGGTTCTGCGGTTCTTCAAACCATATCCATATACGACGGAGCAAATTCCCAACTTTTAGAGCAACTTGAGGATGTGAATACTTGGACGAGTATGTATTACCATTACACTAAGACACAAGGTTTAGAGAATATGAGAACTTTAATGGAAGGTGTCTCTCCTGTCGTCGGTCAAAGTTTAAAATCTCAGTATTTTTCTTTTGACCCTATTGATGGAACTGCCTACAAAGAAGTAGAGTGTGTTGTTCCTTTGTATATGAGTGGTCTTCTGGGACAGGGACAGAAATTACTGCCTGTAATTGCCTTAAATGGGTTGAGAATTAGAATTCAACTTTCTAAGAAGGAAGCCGCCCTTCGTGCTCTCACTCAGGTAGGATATAGTTCCACTACTGCTACTTATACTGGTGTAAAACAGATTAGAGGTCTTCCTATTGCTGGAGCACAGGTAGGACAAACTTTCGTCCGTCAGGGGGCGGCTGTTGCGGCAGCAGGAGCAAATCCAGCCCTCGCAGGTATGAGTATTAATACTGCTACTGTAGATGCCGTTCCTGCTACTGCTAATACTTTACAGGCACTCGCAGATTTCAGTAATATTGCCTATATGGTAGGACAAGATTTATATATAGAACAAGTTGCTCCTGACCCTCCTCTATTCTTAGGAACTATTACGGCTATTGCTTCTGTTGGTGGTCGTCCTCAATATACCTGTGCGGGTGGTGCGGCTACAACTACAACGGGTATTGCGGCAGATGCTAAAGTATTTGCTGATGCGAACTCTTTGAAAGCCAATTTTGAAGTTAAAAATGTTGAATTTGTGTGCTCTGTCGTTCAGGCATCAGGAGCAACTATGAATGGTCTTATGAAACAGGTCAGTTCGGGTGGTGGTATTCGTATTGATTACCCATCTTATAATCTTTATCGTCAAAATCTTCAGGCAGGTATTCCTCGTAGTGAGTTGCTAATTCCCGCTAATGAACGCCGGGCTTGTAGTATTCTTAGCGAACCTATGCGGTCTGTTAATAGATTGTATGAAGATACATTCCGTCCCGTAGGTGATGCCCTTCAGTCCTACATTTGGAATATCGCCAATCGCCTAACGCCTAATAGACGAGTATCTACCCGACTTGTTGCTACGGCTAATGAGGAAGCGGCACAGAGATTATCGTGGGATGCTATACATCTTCACGAAACAGAAAAGGCAGTTAGTCGTTTAGACATTCAGGCACGAAATCTTTGTGAAAATGCCCGATGTCTCGTCATTCCTCGTCAGTTGGCGAAGGACGGTCACAGTTTTAATGCTAATGAAAATGAGATTAGATTAAATGTAGAATATGGTTCGTCGGCTGGAGAGAATGTTATTAATAAATTAGTGGGAACTTGGCTTTATCATATTAGGACTTGCGTCATCACACCCAACTCTGTCGCTGTTGAATTCTAAATGACTAAATGCCTAATTAAAATGAAATTAGATTGGTTGGTTTTCGCATTTTTTTTAAATAGGGAAATTACATTAGGATTTTTGGATTTTCTTAAAATTGAACTTATTTTTTTGATATGTTTCTTGACCTATACTCAAATCAAACCCTAACCCAAAATGTCTCAATTCATTATTACAGAAACCATCCCTTACCCCAAAGAAATCTTGAAAATTCTTGAAGAAAATGAGAATTTGAAAGTGGAGAAGAAAGAATTTCAAACACACATCTTCGTATTGCTGAAAGAAGTAAAAGAATTAGAAGAAGAGAATAAAAATATGAAAGGAGACCTTGATGAAACGGAATTAGAAGAATTTGATAAACAAGACCTTCTTGAAAAAATTGACTTGCTGGAAAAAATTGATAAAAAACAAGAAAAAGTAATCAAAAATCAACAAGAAAAGTGGAAAAGGGAATTTGAAAGAGTCAAAAATTTACAAGAAGAGTTGAAAGTAGCAAAAGGACTTATTAAAAAATTCATTAATCTTGTTCCTGGGATGGCTTAAAATTAAAATATGATATAATATAAAATGGTGGAGGAGATACAGGATGAAATTAAAAAAACAATTAGACATTTAGACATTCAGGCAGAAGATTTCTCTCCAAAAATGATTGAAGGATGGGAAAAAGAATATGATACAACTTTAGATGCTACTAATTTTTTTATGTTTATATATGATAGATTTGATAAGCCAATAAAATATCTACATATAATAAAGAAAGAATGTATAAAATCACCTCGCATACAAGAACTCAAGCAAGAAAATATGGACTTATTGTCCGCCCTTCAGGGAACAAGGGTAAAAAAATAGCGGTTTTTAAAAAAATGAAGGATAAAAAAACGGGAAAAATGATAGAAAAGAAATTAGCGGATGTTGGAGCGTTGGGATATGGCGATTATGGAAATTTTATAAGAACAAAAGGGAAGGAATTTGCGGATAAGAGAAGAAAAGCATATAGAAGCAGACATAAAAGCGACCCGATGATGAAAGACGGAAAACGAAGTAGGGCGTGGTATGCTCTTAATTTATTGTGGTGACTAATTGTCTAAATGTCTAATAATATTATGTTATATTATATAATATGATTAGTAGATGGAAAACATTACCAACAGAATTGGTAGATAAAATAATGTTATATCAACCAGTAGAAAGTCCAGCGATGATGGCGTGGGATACAGCACCAATTAGAGAAGTAAAAAATAATGAATTATGGTGTAAAGTAGAGGGAAGTATAGAATTAAAAGAGAGTGATGAAGAGGAGGAGGGTATGAATGATGTAGATATAGAATGGTTTCATTTTTTAATAACAGAACATTATGGAATAGGAATATGGGAAGACGAACAAATAACAAATAGTTAATTTAAAAATTAATAAATGGAGAGAAAAATAATAATATTTAGATATATTAAAGATGTCTAACATATCAGCAGTTCGTAAATTTGAAATCGCACCTGATAATCAAACTTCAGGTAATACCAAATATTCTTACCGTCAGGGTAATCCAATTATTACTTTTTCCATAGCACCTCAGGAATACTATGTTCGCTCAAAAAATCTTAAACTTTGTTTTGATGTAGAGTTAAAAGATTCTGGTGGTGATTTACCAAATAATAACGGACAAGATGGGAATCCGGAGAGGGAAGTTCGTATTAATAACCGAGTAGGTGTAGCCAGTTTATTTCAACAATTAGAAATAAATAATGCTATGAATCAAAATTTAGAGACAATTAGGCATTATGGACGGCTTTTAGGGTCTCTTTTACCAAGTGGTAGTGGATGGAATGAATATACAACTTATCTTAGTAATGAGTTTGGTGTATCAGCAAACGAACAAGTTCAGGGTAGATATAATAATCGTAAGATGTCTGTTGCTATGCCTATTATGGCGGGTATTTTCCTTCAGGGAGCAGATATTCCTTTGTCTATGAATAACGGTGTTGGTGGATTAAATCTTAAATTTTCTCTTCAGTCATCTATTCAGGCACTTTACGGGGGCACTCTTACGACACCTAATAGTTATTATGAGATTACTAATGTTAGTTTAATGGGAGAGTATGCTATGCCTAAGGGTGGTGCTTTACCTAATATCAGCACTTATCCTTTTAGTGGATTTAGTTCTTTTTATTCAGTTATTAATAATAACGACCAGACATCGCAGATTAATCCCGCTTTGTCTGCTGTAGTATCTACATTTACTAATTTCTTACCTACACCCCATATTGCTAATTATGGTAAGGATAGTATGAGAACGACACCACTTCTCAATCGTAGTAATCCCGTCGGTGCTCCAGACACTTATGATTTAGTTGCTCCAATTAGTAAAATTAGTTTTATGAGAGGGGGCGTGTTGTTTCCACTTCAGTTCCAGATTGACGAGAACGAGGTAATTGAGAGTAATCCAGCAGTAGCAGACCAGTTCGCAGGTAGTTCTTTTGACGCACAAAGACAGTATTATTATGCTATGAGTATCCGTCCTCGCACATCACCGGCTACAGACCAACTCGCAGGACAGAATACGGAAAATCTTCGCACTTCAAATGGAGACGAACAGCACGAATGCGTAACAGGTCAAGATATTAATACAACGGAGAATGGATTTCAAAATGTTTATGGTATTGGTATGCGGGTTGGTGATATGCTTGGCGTGGGTAATACAGCAAACTTTAAACAACAATCATACTCTACTCGCATTATCTCCAAACTTGACGGCAGTTCTCCTATGTCTTCATATACATTTTTCTTGTATCGCTCAGTTATTAATTATGATGACCGGGGATTAGTGAGTATAGTAAATTAAAAAGACAATTAGACAAATAGGCATTTAGGCACGATGACTAAATGTCTAAATGTCTATATGACTAAGGTTTTAGTGTAATATTTTAATATCATATTATACTAAATGACTACTTTTCAAGGGACAGAGACATATTTGGTAGAATGCTCCAGAGAAAACTCTGCTATTAATATAGATGATGATGACGACACTAATGGAAGTTGGAGTAATGAAACAGATTTCGTTATTAAAAGAGGAGACCGTATTTCGGTGGAAATGGTGTGTGCTAATATAAGAGGCTCTGGGACATCAGCCCCCACTATAGAATTTAGCGGACAAAATGTAGTAGTAAATGGAAGCACTAAAAAATATTGCGATACTAAAGTGTTAATAGAAGTTTTTTTTTATATGAATAATAATAATACCTACAGCGTTGGGATGCCGTTAATTCATCCTTTCGGTGGAATTAATGGACGAGCAGGTTCAGGTAATTATGATAATTTAGTAACTCCTACTAATTTAAATCCCAGAATACCAAAAGGAAATGTTACAAATCAAGTAACAAATTATAGAGAGGTTAATATGGGTATGGGGTATGTATATCCTCAAGAACAATTTGGAGATTGGGGTATATGGGACGGAACACCTCCCACACCCGTATATATGAATCAGCCCGGAAATGAACTACCTCCTGCTCCTTTTTTTACTTCACAAGACCCTACTGTAGTTTCTGTTAAGGTTGAACCGTGGAGAAAAGCATATCAAATATATCAATTTCAGTATGAAATAGCAGGTGTAAAAACTTGGGGAGCACCCGGGGCTTCTCTTCCTGCTCTACCGAATATAGGTGATAGAATTGTTGCTATTCGTATTACACCTCACGCTGCGGTTCTTATTCCACAGACAACACCACCTTTTCAACCTTATAATGGTGATATGAATTTTACTGATTATGAAAATGGTATATTACAAGGACGAACAGGACAAGATTATCAAAATAATTTTTATGTAGGTAATCATATATTTATAAGTGATAATATTGACCCTACAACAGATATTTTACAAACAGATTGGGTAGGACAAGTATCAAAAATATCAGGAATAGGCGGATTAGGTGTTCCATCATTTAATATGAAATTGTTACAATTAGATTTAGAACCTAATAATGCCGCCGGCACGCAACAGGCATTCGGGTTTTATAGCGGTGCTGCGTCAAAATTTACTTTTGATTGTGGTGATTGTGCTTGTTATGTAGGGGGGATATATGTAGATAATGGAGGTTTTGTAAATCCAAAATTTGATATAAAACCGGGTTCATCTCAAGAAGGATTGATAAATTATGATAATTTGGAATTATCAACAATACCACAAGTAGCAGGAGGGAGATATGCGGGTAATGGGTATATGAGAGGTAATAATGCGTTATTTATGTATAGTAGAAATACAAGAAAACCTCAAGCAGGTCAAAATAGTAGTTTGTCTTTATTTCCAGATACTATTTTTGAACCAGATACAGTAACAGGTAGTAGTCCAGCAGCACCATTTTATACGACAGATGCGGGTGAATATGGTAATTTACCAGCCGCCGCCGAATTTGGATATAGGAATGCTAATATACAAGAAGAAAATAATAATCAACCATATATTTTTATGAGAAACGACCATTTTGGTAGAGGAAGAAGAGGTATGAATAATGAGAAAATGCCTGATGCTGAGCCTATGTCGGCATTTATATATGTATCCTTAAAAGAATTATTACAAGATGTAAATTCAGTAACAAATGTGATTAATGAGCGACTAAGGGAAACCATAACAGGATTAGGGACAACAACTCAACAAACATCAAAATTATTATTAAATAGTATAGAAAACCCAGAACAAAGGAAACCAGCGAGTAATGTTATACCATTTTATAATAGAGTAGGATTCTATGATAAAGAAGTGACCGCTGGAGGACAAAATACATTAATGTTAGATACAAATAACGCACAATATAGAAACATAGTGACTGATATAATTCCTATCAAAAATGGTGGCTGTGTAAAGGTAAATCCAGCGAATTTCGTCTCAGGTCGTAATTATTTGGCTCAAAGTTACGGGAAACAATATGGGGGTATTCCGGGATTAGGACTATTTGGAAACTCTGCGACACAAGCCCAATTAGATAATATAAAAGAAACAACATATTTACGAGAAATAGAAACTTCTAATGGTGATAGTGTTCCAGTAACAGAATCATATTCAACAAATACATATATCCCAGAAGTCCCAGCAGTTCCAGAAGTCCCAGCATATACGATATATACCCCCCAACCAGACATCTATACACCTGAAGTGCCTGAAGTTCCAGAAGTTCCTGAAAGCACAATAATTTATAATTCAACCGCAGATGGTTCAGTATCATTAGTGAGTGATTTTGATGTGGCGAATAATGTATCACCTATGGCTCTTGGTAATGGTGCGAAATTATTTACTGATGATGGTGGATTAAATGCGAATTATTCAACAAGTCATTCAAGACACGCTACTTTTGATGCTGGTGCTGGTAATCATATTTATATTAATCCACGAGCATTTGAATACGAACATTCAACATATTCTATGTATGATAGAATGGGTATAACTTGTAGTAATACAATAGCAGGTTTATCTACATCTTCAGGTAATTTATCGTCAGTAGATAGTAGTTTATCGCAATATTTATATCAATCATCTAACACAAGTCCCTCCTCCTTTTGGGGAACAAGTTGGGTAAGTGGAAATGGTGGTTATGGGACAGGAGGAGGTTGGATGTTTCCTAATACTGATGGGACAGATGTAAAGGGAAATAATAATAGTGGTTGGATAAATACTTGGTATAAAATAGATGCGAGATATGTGCGTTTTTGGTTTAAAAGTGACGGAAGTGCTACAGAACCGGGTTGGGATATTTTAGTAGCGAGAGCAGTTGTAACTCCAGCAGTTCCAGCAATTCCAGCAGTTCCGGGATTTTACACGCCACAGCCCGATTTGGAAACATTAGTTCCAGCAGTTCCAGCAGTTCCAGCAGTTCCAGGATATTTTACAACGGTTTCATCAACATTAGTAGTAACAAGTGAGGAGTTAAATCAAGTAAATTTTCAAGGTTGGGCTAATCCTATATATGGTAATTTTGCTACAGCAGATTTATATAAATATCAATTAGGAGATAGATGGGCTAATTTACCAGTATGGAATTGTGACCGAGTTGCTTGGACTGGAGGGACAGAACCTTTACCACGACAGGTGGGTAAGACAATAATATTAAATAATAAATTAGAATATAATACTTTAACATTTTCATTCCCACAAGGATTAAATGATTATACGGGAGATTTGAGTGATTTTCCAAATAGCGAACCGAGTGATTTAATATGTAATACCTTATATGAAAATCAATTAATTTATACGAATATTCCGTTTCCTCAAGCGGACGATGATGCTGGAACTTGGGCTAAATTTGCGAAAGCGATGAGAAACTATGAAACATATTATAATCCATCTAATAATGCTCCAGTAGATTATAAAAATCAGGTAAAAGATGTGGGAAATTGGATATTTGACGGAGATGTAGGTATGACTGATGATAGAAGCACAGCACAATTGCGAACACAATTGGGAGCACCACGACACGAGCCCCCTAATACAGCACCAGATTATCCAGTAACAGCCCCACCAAATCCTCCTCCTGCTGTTCCAGTTCCTCGTTTTCAAAACAATAGACCATTTTATTATGATTGGATAAATCAACCAAATCCAGATGCTATGTTAGGTGCTGACCCTACATATGGGACATCATTAGGATTACCTCAACCAGTTCAATTACCAGTTCCAGCGGGAGGCGAACCTGTGCCGGATTATCGTCCAGCGGTTTATGGTGCGAATAGAACTTTAATATGTCCTACAACATCACACGAAATATTTGCTGGTGTATCTGCTACGAATTGTGTAGATGAAGAAGAGAAATATAAAATATTAAAAGAATTAGGAAGATTAAAAATAAAAAGTAAATTTAATCCAGATTACTATAAATTGGCTAAGAGTTATAAGGGTTTTACTATTAATGATACGACTACAATACCAAACGACCATAGTGATATAGGTTTTCGCACGGCAAATGACCCACCTGACCCAGATTATAAAGTAAATACAGATTTTATTAGACAATTAGACATCGGGTTCTATCCATATGAATATAAGCGTGGAGATGGTTCAACAGTAACTATGTGTGCTATGATGGTTGGCTGTGATTATACTCCTTCCGCAGATAAATTATCAACAATAAATTTTGGTAGTATGGTATGGGGTCAATCAATAGGTATATCTAATAGTTTTTATGATAATCACGCAATATGTCCTATGAATAACGACCAAGTAAAAAGAGGTCAGCCATTAACAAAAACGACACAAGTGCCGGGTTCGTGGGTTACAGTAGGGGCACAAGATACACTTAATATAGAAGAAAATCAATATTATCAAGCACCATCATCTACCACTCCTTTTGCGGCAACCTTAGCATATACACAGACATTAGGATATACTGCTCCTCGTCTTAAAACAGAATGGGATTTTACAACTAATTTTTTGGCTGCTCCATATATTAATGGGGATGGGCGTTTTAGATGTAGATTACAATTTACCGGTTGCTTACAATATCCCGGGGAATCCGCTCAAATAATATGGGAACAATCATCATTATTTACAGCGGCAGCAGTAACAGATTTTACAAAAATATCAACAGATACTCCAGATTTTTATGACCCACAAAATCCAGCAGGTTTGAGTTTTACAGGATTATATTTTAATCCATTATTTAACGGTGATAATACCATTCCTGTTCCTAATCCACCTACAGCGACGAATACTTGGATATTGGTTTCAGGTTCAGGAATAGCGAATTTTAATCCAGCAAATCCATTTGCGAATTTGGGTATAGGTATGTTTCAAGCAAGAGGATTAGATGAACCGGGAGCGTATTTTAATGCCTATTATGATACTGGAGGGGGTAATGATGAAATGGTTCAGTTCGCACAGGCAACATTATCAGTATATAAACAACCAACAATTACACCATCTACAGATGTAATAGAACCAAATTTAGGGTTAGAACACAATAAAGTAAATTATGTATGGGTAGGTGCTACTCAGCCAACATTTCAATACGCACAAGAAAAAGGACGAGTAGAATTCGTCCAATTACAAGATGATAATATTTTAAATCAAAAGAGTATTCCTTATTCATCAGGCACAATAAATCCATCAGCAACAACAGGAACAAAAGCAGGTATAATAAATACGGCGGCAGAGGACGCAGTATTTAGTCGTAATAGTAGGGAAGATGATTTTGTAAATTCACAGACGACAACTCCAGTAAAAAATAGTGGAGTAAGAGCAGAAATATCAGGTGTAGGTATATATAAAATATGGTTATGTCCTGAGAATTATGAACCACCAAATAATATAAATTTGAGTTGTTATTGGAATAATGCGGCATCAGGTCAAAATGCGGACGGAGTAAATGAAATATCATATTGGGGACAAACGAATAATAATAGGCAGAAAATTATTAAAGATTGTGTAGAAGCAGATGAAGAAAATTGGACTGGTAGTTTATTTGAACGATTAGGTTTCCAATCACATAGAGAATTATTGCCTGCGTATGGTAAGCAACAAAATAGATTTAATCCAACAACATATAACGAAACAAGACCGGATAAAATCAGTAGAGGAACAAAACCTCTTATACTTTGTAATGCTGTGGATAATAGTATAGACCCCGCTTTGAATACATTTTTTACAGCAGATACATCAGCCACCGCCGTTAATGGTATTCCTATGTATGGTAATGGTATGTTGAATGATGAGAGTGTATCATTACAATTAATCAATCAGTCATTAACAGCATCAGCACCACCTATATTATCTACCAGTCCATTTTTATTAATTGAGAGTGATATATGTAGCACAAATTATCGTAGTGGTCGCACCCAGCAAAATGTCCTTTTTTATCTAATGAAAAATTATCAGGCAAGTAGTTTTATATATGGATATGGTTCATCATATACTCATACAGCAAATCAAGATAGAATGTTGTCGTTAATTAATACAGCGTTCCGTGACCCAATTACGGGAAGATTACAAAAATGTTCTAATAATTCTACAATAATATATAAAATACAGAGAGATATTGTAATACTTCCACCAACAACAGACGCATTAGGTAATCCATTACCAATACCAAAACCAGCAGAGACCGAAAGTGAAAAGTTACTTAGTCAAATAGTCAAAAATACAGATAAACAAGGTAGTAAAGGAGGTGGTGCTATAGGGACGGGTGAAGGAGGAGGTGGAAGTAAAACTACGACTCCAAATGTTCCATTATTTCAATCAGGATTATTACAACACATTCAAGAAGAAGCAGGGGCAAATTTGGATATACAAGGTGGAGCGGAGGCGGTTCAAGCATTAGAAACAACATTCCAGCAAATAGATAGTGACCCTAACATTACACCTAAAGAGGCAGAAATCCAGACATCAGTCGCATATGTATTGAATTTATTAATATCAAATTATCCATTAGAATTGGTAAGAGATAGTCAAACAGGGCTTATAGGTGTAAGAAATCCAGCGTCTTTGGGTAATACAATTATGGGTGATACTATATTAACACAATCTCCGCAATCAGCATATAATTTAGCCCAAAGTGTCGTGCGATATTTAGACACAGAACTCGCAAATTTGGGTGGATTAGCAACAATAGAAGGTTTATTAAGAGGTGAAGGAGATGAGGCGGATGAGGCTTTGATTAAGTTAGTAAATGAAAGGGTAATAAATCCACTAACAGGTCAGGCAATAGGAGAACAAGGTGAAACAAAAATAGCAGACTCAGGATTAAATGAATTTGGATATTTGACTTTTAATCGTGGAGGTAGTCGGGCTTTTGAAAGAATAGCACAAATATTTACTCAATATTTAGAAAATCAACAGAATTCAAATGCCGTAACTATGGAGGAGAATAATATAGAACGATTACAACAAGAAAGATTATTAGATTATGCGGCACGAGTATTTTCACAGGCAGTAACAGCAGGCAATAGAATAAGTTTGGCTGACCCTCAAAATGAATGGATTGCTCCTTCATTAGGCGGGCAAGTGGAAAATTTAAGCCCTGAAAGATATGCCCGAATGAGAGTAATAGATACGGCAGATGATATTGGGTTCGGTCAGGCTCAACAATTTAGGGAGGATAATTTTGCTGATACATTTAGAGGTGAAGAAAAAGGTAAGCAAGAATCGGCGGCGATGATGGCGAATATGGAGTTAGGTGATATGGCTGATTTTATGTATGATGATGATTACCCAGAGCCGGTGGGGATGACTTTGAGAATAAATATACCAGAACGGAATAGAGAAGATATGAGAGAAGGACAAATGACGCCTCCTCAGGCAACAAGAATGAGTGAAGAAGCAAAGAGAGGATATGATAATTTAAAACCACTACCATCAGGAGCAGGAGGAGGCACGAAGAATGATTATTAATTGTCTAAATGTCTAAATGTCTAATGACTTTTCAAAAATAATATATAGATATTGAATATTCACATATTATTAGTAGTATCCCAACAAATAAGGATAAGGTATAGTTTTAGACAATTAGACAATTAGACAATTAGACATATTTACTGTCCCGACATAAATATATTACCAGATTTAATCATCATCATTCTCTCAACTTCAGCCCAGATAAGAACTCTAAGTTGTGCTTGGTCTTGATTACTACGAGTGCGGTTAAGGGTGACTATGACTGGCTGTCTGCCGATTTGAGTGCCGTTTCCAACATAATTCATACCAGCATCTTTACTAAGATTAACACCGAGATAATTCATAGTAAAATCCAATTCATTTTGAGGAACACCGTGGAAGAAAAGACCAGCATCAAAAGCGGACTGATTAGTATCTAAATCGTGAAGTGTAGCACCGGGAGCGATAATAGTTTGACCGTCAGCAGAGTATAAACCTCTATTGACTTTAAGAGGAACATCGTCAATCTGGGAGAATTCATTATAAAGTTTAGATACTGTATTAAGAGAAGAAGGAAAGATATTCTCATTATTAATACTTACCTGTAAGGTAGTGCCTACTTGTGAGGCTTTAGATAAATAATTACCGAGTAATCTATTAGCAGGAGTAGTAGGAGCAGCACCAAAATTTGGGAGTGGAGCGACAGCACAGAGAAGATTACGAACGATTTGGTGGTCTAAACCGAGAAGGACAGAGAGGGGCTGTTCTGCTGAAGCACCTGCGGCGACGACTTTTGCGGGCATAGTAGATTGTATATTAACATAATCGGTCATAACAAGAGAAACACCTTTTTCTAATTCCTGTTGAATTCTAAGCATAGGTGATGGGACGCCAACTTGGTCTTCGTAGTAGATGAGGTCTGTTGATAATTTACAGGAAGATTGAAGGATATTATTACCAGTAGTGAAAGGAGTAGCCCCGCCTCCTGCGGCAGTATTACCAGCAACACATCTATTACCTGCTAAATCAGCGGAGAAGTGAAAGACAAACCTAACACGCTCTTTGAGTGCGAAAAGTGGAAGTGGAATTTGGCTTAATACTGGAAAAATATCTTTGAGTTTTATAGTCCAAAAAGGGGTAGTATTAGCGGCGGCTGTAGTGCGGAAATGGTCTAATTTATTGGTTTGTGTGGCGTTATTTTGGATTAACCCGAGAACACCCTGAGATGCTTTGGTATTTTGAGTAGTAACAGTATCAATAGAGTTAAGAGCAAGTTTGCCCCAAGCATTAGCACCGACACCTTTAACTGCTTTCAATCCAGTAAAAGAACCGAGATATACATTATGGGTCTGGTCTCTAATATCTTGGTCTATGAGACAATTTTTCATCTGGAGAAGATGAGGGCAATTTTCAACAGCATTAATAAGAGTAGTTCCAAAGAACATTTCAACTCTGTCTAAACACCCTAAAATACCAGCGGCGAGAGGTAAATCGTTTCTTTGATTTCCGTTGGTCTGGGAAGTAGTGAGTTGGAGTTGGAGAGCAATATCATCACTAAGGATGCCTTCCTGCGGGAGTTCAAATACCGCTTGACTTTGAGAAAAAGAACGGGGTTCAATTAATCGGGTTTCTACTCTTTGACTTTGACTTTCGGCAGCGGAAATACCGACCATTTGGGCTAAATCACTTTTCTTTCTTCGGGACATTATACATATACTAAAATAAAAAAATATTTTACATTTAATTTTTATAATACATAGGCAATTAGACAAATAGGCAATTTTCTTATTGCTTCACAACACCTTTACTCTTGAATTCTCGCCGTCGCTGAATACTACGGATTTTTTCATTTTTTACCGCCATATCGTCTATAAAACCTTCCACAATATTTAGAGAATGGCTCATAAAGAAGCAGGCTAATTCTTTTGCTCTCTCTTTGGTGAGTATTCCCAGAAATACTTTTCTTGCTATAGCATCCAAATTATTAAATACGAGACCATCGTCAATTTCCTCACCGAAATTACCTTCCAAATTGTATCTTTTGCCTGTTTGACTATTTTCAATCCAAACCACACCGAATTTAATTTTCCATTTTTTATTTTCTTTATGTTTTGCGTGGGCTCTTTGAAAACAATAGCCATTTCCACTCCAATCTTGAGCGTCTTTGTAATCATTAAACCACGGATATTTTTTACATTTTTCGTTTTCTGTAGAGAGTAATCTTTCTAAGTATTTTGGTGTTTTTTCATATTCTTCATAAATTAATTTGTCGCAATCATTAATAATCATAATCTCCTTTACAATAGAACCTAACTGAGTAGTAGGGTCATTATAAACATCGTATAATTTTTTACTTTTTTTATGAATACACCACGAGTGGAAAGCACCAACAGTTTTGTATGGAGCAAGTTTGACTAATATCCCAACCTGTTCTCTGGTAATACCTTTCCACGGTAGGATAGGAGTCGGGGAGCGTTGTCCTCTCGCAAGAACGACACCAGTATCCAAAGTGAATTGCTTGAGAGGGCAGATGGTTTGAGTAGAAGAAGACATAGTTATATGTTGGTATTTATTTGTGATAAATTGTTTTCAATTTTATCTTGATATGCTGGATAATATTTTCTGGAAATTCATTTCAATTTTCTATAAAATTTTGAGAGGGTAAGTGTCTTGGGTGTTAAGTCGTGGATTGTTAAAATAGAAAATTGAATTGATTTCGTTCCTGACTTGTCTTTGGTATTCACCACTTAACACCCACGACTTCAGCCCCCGAGTTGAATTCTGTAAAATTGAAAGGAATATTAACAAAATAATATCCAGCATATCAAGATGTCTCAATCCAAAGGTCAATCCTATACTATCGGTTTCAACTACAAGTGCGGACTGTGTAAGCAGGT